CCCAAAACAAGTTTTGCGCTTCTATCAAAATTAGCACCAGGTTGTTGAGATGCGCGCGCCGTAACAGTAATTTCTGTATATTCAGAAGTTTGCGCGTCTATATTACGAGTTCTTACACGCAAAGTATAAGTTCCAGCACTAACGCCTCTAAAGACCATACTAGTAGTTCCTGCACCAGCAGAAACAGTCTCGTAATCTTCTGACATTCCTACACTATTAATATCGTGCTGAATATCATAAGAATCAATAAAGCGATATTTAATATCAGAGGTTGTGCCGCCCGAATCCGTAAAACTTTCTAAAGGCTCGTTCCAGGATACAATAACATCTAGACCAGTAGAGGTACCTTCGTCATCTAGAGCGGCGGAAGGAACAACCTCAGCACGCAAATTTGTAGGAGCAGGTACAAGCGCATCCAAGGTAGGATTGGGCTTATACGGCTCGACATACTTTGCATAGTTTCTCTCTAGCTCGTCAAACTTCTCGTAAACATACTTACTAGCAATCATCGAGTACAGATTAAGTTGATCTTCCTCGATTGCCATGATTCTATAACGTACGACAGCATCAGTTCTCTGATATTCGTTTATGTTAGAGATTGCCCAGATTACTTCCGATTCTGGAGCAGCAGAAAATGCGCTCGAAACAGTTACAGAAGTAGTAGCGCCAGCACCTGTAGAAATTTGTTGCTTTTCAAGACGAGTATTTTTATTGAAAGAAGTATAAACTTTGTTTCCACCATCATCAACAAGATTTGCTGCTGCTTCGGCAGTTGTGATAGCAGTATTACTGGCATCCTTGAGAATCAGGTCGCCTCTGACTAGAGAGACACTATTAATTGTTGCAGAATCCTGCTGAAGATAGCAACCAGGCTGCGGATATAGCAGGTATAGATTATATGTCTCGCCTGCCTGAAGTGTTACGCTTCTGTCAAGATTGATAGACGTAGTTGTGCTGCTAATAGAAACACGACCGCTAAACTCAATAGCATCTGCCTTTGCATCCTGAACATTAATAATATCGCCAGGACGAAGGAAGCCCGCATTAATAGAAGTTTGAAATTTAACAAGTTCAGTTTCAAGCTGGTCAGTAAGCAGATGCCAGCGACCCACACGAAGTGCCTGGCTTTCAGAAGTGGCACCAAATGCAACAACATCTTTAGAGACAATTTTTTCATCTTCTACAATGCTATCAAAGTCATCTACAGTTAGAACGGACTGACGATAAAGTTCCTCTGGGTTATTCCAAGTAACGTTGACCTGGTTTACACGAGCACGACTACCTGTGCTCTCGTAAGTGAACATTCCGTCGATTACGTTACCCTGAGTAAACGTGTACACAGGCTCTTTCGGGCGATCCTGCACAGGAGAGATTTGTCCATCAATCCAGTACATCATGCCACGGAAGGAGCTAGCAAGGTCTTTTAGTACTTTGTAGGCTTCTTGCTTGCTTTGAAAGTATACATTACAGGTAAACCGAGGCTCAAGACCACCCTGTCCATTCGGAACCATTTCATCACAATATCTAGCAATCTGGTAAAGAGCATACACATCTACGTCAGATTCACTAACCCACTCACCAAGACCGTATTCTTTATTTGTGAGAATATCGTAAAAAATCCACGCAGGGTTATTCGTGTAAACTAATTTATAGTTTACATTTGTTGCAGCTAAAGACTTATCGCCTCGGAATGTACCATCCCAAGTAACATAAGATCCTGTATCTACTCCGGTTGTTTTATTTCGAGTGTACTTTGCCTCTACGGTGTTGGGAGCAGCAGCATTAATTTCTTCTCGAGTAATGTAGTTTGTCGGGACTTTAATTTGCTTTCCACGAATGTGATAGCCTCTTGTGGGAGGAGTACTAAAATCTTGTGCCGAGAATGTTACAAGAGCGTACGCAGAAAGCGGGTAAGAAAACTTATTATTTGTCTCTGCCTGAACAGTTTTGAGTTTAGTAAGCCCCTGGAAGTTGTAACCCTGGTCTCCTTTTCCACTTCCAACAAAGTCATCACTTATATCAGGAGTAACTCTTTTGAGTTCAATTCTCCAAGAATAGAAAGGCTGGAAAGGCGTAAGATCTACCTCAACTTCTCGAATAAAAGATCCTCGAGTTCTGCCAGTAATTACAAAGATTGAACCATTTGTTCCATTTGGATGATATTTAGAATCATAACCTGTAATTCTTTCCGTACCTCCTGGCCAAGACGGAGGGTTGCTTCTACCGCGAACAAGAACTTCCTGCTCTGTAGAAGTAGAAGTTTTCTTATACTTTACAAGTACTTGAAATTCTGCAAAGCCAGTCTTGAGATCCCCATCTTTTTGAACAATCATCATACCCGCAGGAAACTCTAAGCTGAGTTTTACTTTTGTAATTTCCTGTGCTTTTTCAGTAGAAAAACCAAGACCAGAAACACTCAGTGGGTCGATAATAATAGATCCAGCAGTGCCACCAAAATCACTGTGCCAACTAACATCAGATCCGGGTGCATAAATTCTACTATCACTAGGGGCTCCATAAATTGCCGCGGAAGCCTGTTCTCTACTTCCCGCTCTAAAGTGTACAGAAGCATCTTTGAAGTTTGCTTTTCCCAAAGTTACATTTGCAGCCGCAGCATATAGCTGAACTGCCACGTTTGTGACAGCGGTATTAGCAGTAACAGCTAGAGTCGCATTTGTAGAATTGGCAACGCTTTGAATACTAGTTACATGGTCAATAAAAATATTTGCACCACTAGAAACTGCGGTAGAAATTGCAGGAGTGATTACTGCCTGTGTATCAGAAATTCTTTCTACAATTCTTCCACCATACTCAGCACCATCAGGACCAGCTCCTGCAATACGAATATAACGAGGATAAGCAGCGTCGTCTCGAGCAGTAACATAACTAGTAAGAATAACTGCGTCACTTACAGTGATCGTCGTAGCACCTGCACTCACGCCAGAGGCAAGAGTAGAAGTCTTAGCTGCTTTCGGGACAGCAACAAAACGTCCCACAAGATCGCTGCTAAAAGTTCCCGAAGGTGCCGTAATGCTTGTTCCACTGACAGATCCTGTGAATAGTTTGGAACCATAAGCAGTTAAACTCGTACTTCCTGCTAGCGGAGTATCATTATAATATACGCTGGCAGAGCTATTCACCAGGCCTTCGATAGGCCCTTCAGAAATTAGATCGTAAATTGCACCATATTGCTGTCTGCTCATTTGTGTCCCTTACTTATTATGAACGATAAAATCGTTCACAATGTATGTATCATCGCCGTCTACATTAAGATTAAAAACTGGTAAAACCTGATTAATACTAGAAAAAGATTCTAGAACCAGATTTCCATTTTGTGTAACTAGTGTGTCCCCTAGCTCCAATTGCTCAATATCTAGATCGGGATGAAGCTGTCGAGATACATATTTATTAAAACTTTTCCATCCGTCTATCGTTAGAAAAGGATGCGAAGAAGTTACAAAGTGGTCAGAATTATTAATAGAAAAAAGGTAGAAAGGACCACGAGTAATTTTAACTTCAAGAACATTATTATCTCCCGTATTGCCTTTTACAACGTCCCCTTCGATAACATCTTGAATTCTCTTTGTGGAACCATCTGCCATTGTAACAAGTGCGTCTGCAATAAAGCAATCTCCTTCGGGAGACCCGCCCGAGCTAGAAGGCGAAGAATCAACACCGCTAGGTGCTATTCCTCCTGTTCCAATCCAACTAGGTCCAAAGTTACTATATGGATTATATCCAAAACGCTGAGTACTAAAGCTAGTGCTAATTGTGGCACCGCCTACAATAAGCTCTCCATATGCAACAGGAACAGGAACACCTTGTTGTACTGTATTTACAGGACCGTTAAAAAGATAGGACTCGTTTTCAGAACCGTCTGTTTCGGGACCAGGAGCCATCATTTGGCTAATACCCATTGCTGCTAGTTGTAAGCCTGTTCCGATAGCTGCCATAGTGGCAATTTGAACTCCAGTTCCCATACTTCCGCTTAGTGCAGCTCCCACAGAGCCTGTTGATACTAGTCCTCCTTGTCCCGCCATAAACATAAATTGAGGAGCAATAATTGCAGTCGCAATAAGAGCAGCACCTATTAGTAATTTTGCGCCTCCACTCTTAGAGCCCGCAGGTACTTCTGTAATAATAATATCGTCACTAGAAAGGCTGAGAAGTAAATCTTCTTCACCTACGAATTCTTCGCCTTTTTTGATTTCAAACTCAACACCTGCATCGGCAGCTTCAATCAAATACTGCCGAAAGCCAGGAGTCTGACAATCAATAAGTTTAAAAATATCGGGAATAGTTTTACAAGCAGTTTCCCACTTTTCTCCAAACTTAGAAATTCCGCCATTTAAATAAACTGTTTGCATCTTATATATCTCGTAACGTACTTGCCCCAGAAGGAGTGAAGAGACTCTCTGCAAGAAAGTCTATCAACAGCATGGTGTAAAAATACATCTTCGCCAAGGTAAATACCACAATGATTAGGAATATCAGAAATTACATTAAAGATAACCATATCATGTGGCTGAGGCTCTTCTACAGTTACAAATCCAAAGCTTTCTTGAAGCTCGTCAAAATAATTTATACCTTTTAACCAAAAATCATCTTCAAAAGGAATTGCTGGCAATTTTAAACCTAGTTCTATATAATAGTAGTCTCGAACTAAAGAGTAGCAATCATTTTTGCCAAACTCATACTCTTTTCCGAGAAGAGGTTTTGCTTTCTTTTCGGGCTCATATATTACTTTTTGATTAGCAGGAGTACTATAAATCCAATATGGTACGCCTAAGAAATTACTTGCTTTTTTATCCCAATCACTTGGCTCTGGAGAAGCATCAGGGTGGCTATGTACAATTGCGTGTATATCTCCCTGGAGACTTGCTCTTATATAGTCTGAAGAAGAAATTTTAAACTCTTCTTCGTCTTCTGCTACATTATCACAAGCAATATAATATAATTTTCCTCTTTTGTTTAGTACAATTCCACAGCCTTCTCTAGGGTACTCTGAATTAAGATGTAAAAGTATTTCAGCCTCTATCACTTAAACGCCCTCGAAGCGGCGAATCCTCCAAAGGGTAGCGATACCGCTTTATCTGTAGCAATAGTGGC